GCTTTAGCTTGTCCAGTTCCATTAGGGGCAATAGTTATATCTCCGTTAGCTGCATCTGTAATTGTAATAGTTCCAGAGTTTGTTCCTGAGTTCGTATCTAATATTAAATCATGAGCACCACTTGTAGTTAGAGTGGCATTTGCTGCACCTGATCCAATTCTAGTTTCTCCACTACCTTTTGGTTTAATATGAACATCAACATTAGTTTCTCCACTTGCACCTATGATTGGTGGATTACCTGTTGAAGCATTTGTAACTTCTAATTCATTAACTGCTGAAGCTGTTGTTTGAAATATAATTTGTTCCGCCCCATTTGCATCTGCAATAAAACCAGCATCTACAATTTTTGGAGCTGTTAAAGTTTTGTTTGTTAAAGTTTGTGTTCCAGTAAGTGTTACATCACCCATTCCAATATCAATTATATCTGGGTTTGTACCATCATTTGCAGAGGCAAAAACCAGTTTAGTAGATGAAGGAGCGATAGCTACACTATCACCTGATCCTGAAACATATTTAAATGTTACATTTTGTGATCCACTTGTAGAATTTTTTAAAAAATAAAAAGTTTGAACATCAATAGGTATAGTTACATTTCTTCCAGAAGTTAGAGACCCTGTAAATTCTATCATTCTGTGTGCAAGAGTTGCACCAGTTGATCCATCAGAAACTGATAAATCAGTATCACCTGAATCTGATACAGCTTGTTGTGTAAAACCACCTGAAATTTGTTCTATGATTTGTAAATTTGTATTAGTTTTTGTTCCCCAAGTTCCAGCGTTCTCACCTGTTGCTTGTAATTCTACTCCTAGTCCGGTGTATGTTGATGCCATAATTCTTATCTCCTATGCGACGTCACTATATGTTATATTTGAACCTGTTGCAACATTAGAATACGAAATATTTGAACCTGTGTCAACAGCTTGATATGCTTGAATTCCAAATCCTGTTGATGTTCCAAAAGTAGCTACAGAAGCTGTTGCAGCAACTGCAGTTAAACCCATTACATCTGCAGGTGATAATGATCCAACAGATAATGTTGCAGAAACTCCACTTAATCCCATTACATCTGCAGGACTAATTGAACCTAAATTAGAAGTTATTGCTTGACCAGAAAGATCAATAATTGGACTTGAACCAATGCTAAGTGCTCCAACATTAGAAGTTGCTGAAACTCCAGTTACTCCCATTACATCAGCAGGTGCAAGTGTTCCAACTGCTGGAGTTATTGCTTGACCTGTTAATCCCATTGTTTGTTCATCTGGACTAATAGATCCAACAGATAATGTTGCAGAAACTCCAGTTAATGTAAATGTTGCATTAATTTCAAAAGAAACTGAACCAACTCCTCCTGTTGCAGAAACTCCAGTTAATCCCATTACATCTGCAGGATTTAAAGTAAACATTCCCCAACCATTTTCACCGTAGGTTGCGTTACTCCAACCATTAGCACCTAAGTTTGATGTAATCGCATCAGGGGCAGTTAATTCAACTGTTAATCCTGATATACCCCAAGATTCAAAGTTCCAAGTATCTCTACCCCAACCTTGTTCTGGAAAAGCTTCTAATGATCCAAGAGATAATGTTGCTGATTGACCAGTTAAAAAAACTGTTTGATCTTTGAGTTCACCCCACTCACCATCATTCCATTCTTTTGCACCCCAACCAACTACAAAAGGATTTGTCGTTCCCCAACGATCTGTGCTCCAGGTTGTTCCTGATTGATTCCAAGTGTTAGCCATAAGGAGAACCTCCTTATGCTAATCGTATGATTGCGTTAGTTGCGTCCGCTGTAGGAAATTGTATTGTGAATGTTCCACTTGTTACAGTTTTATCTGATCCAAATGCTACTATAACACACGCGGGATCACCTGATGCAGAATCGTTATAAATCATTGCACCATTTGCAGTAAAAGTTGCTGAAGTATAACTAACATCAGCAAAATCGCAAACAGCTGTCGTGCTTGATGCTGCCGGAGTTACACTTGTAAGAGTTGCACCACCTGCAGTGTATGCAGTTCCAGATGAGTTTGTAATTTCATTTGAAGTTGAATAAGCTGTAGTAGCAGCACCTAAAGATGCTGAACTTGTAAATAATGCTATTTTAAAAGTATTACCTGTTGTTGCTGTAAAGTCATGAACTCCTTTTAAAAGTTCTACTTTAAAACTTGTACATACTGCCGATGTTATTGCCATAATTTATCTCCTATGGGTTTGCTGAATTTATTGGAATACGAACAGCACCATCAGTGTAGTCATCTCTTCGTCTTCTTCCAATTTGCTCACTAGCAAACTTTTGTACCTCTTGTTTATATTTATTTTCGTATAATGTCAACATATCCATAGGACCTTTTAAAAAACCATATGTTTCGGATAAACAGCAATATAATAGACCATTTGGAAAGTTTAAGCTTATATAATTAGTTTGATTACCAGATTCTAAAGTAGCAGGTCTTTTATTAAAATGAACTCTAAATTTATATGCTTGATCTGGAGTGGGTGCTAAGACAATACGCCCTGAAGTAGTATCAGATTCTCCTGTTGCCCCTCCATACATAGCATAATATTTTGGTTTACCTCTTTTTGCAGATTCTGTGGATGGAACATATTGCTGTAAATATGTATAATCTTTTTTTTCTAAATAACTATTAGCGCCAGTTACAGCTGATGTTGAATCATATATTTGTATGCTTCTTATAAACAAAGCTCCTCCTGGAGCATTTACTTGATCTTGTCCTGCAACTAATGAACCTGTTTGTTGAACTCTATCTGCATCAATAGGAACATCTCTAAATATCCTAGCTTGTGCATTAAGAATAATATTTTCTAAAATGTCTGTAGTTAAAACATTAGAATCTGTTTCTGTATAATTTCTAATTTGTGTAACTAAAGTTGTATAACTTAATCCAGCCATTATGCTACTACCTCTCTACAAGCTAAACAATTTTTTCTATATCGATTATGTTTAGTACAATGTTCTGGTTTTACTTCTTCATACAAAACAATATGTGGGTCTTGTTTTTCAGGTATAAATAAACTTTTAATTTTATTCCAAATATAACTTATCATAATATTCCTCTTATCATTGGACTAACATAAATGTTTTCTCCACCACCTGTTATATTACCAACTGCGTTATAAGGCAAGGTAACAGTAAAGCCTGTATTAACTGTTTTTGTTGATGGCATAGCTCCAGTATTTTCAGTTCTAGTTGTTATAGATTGTATTTCTAAACCTGGAAATACATTAGCGATTGCGTGTGCTGTTGCCTCTGTGCTTCCTGGTGTTTCTCCTCTAAAAGGCGCGTTTGTTCCTCTTGATAAACCTGTTATTGTTTGTCCTCCAGATTTGCCTGTATATTGGATAACTTCTCTTTGAACTACAGGAACATATTCTGGATTTGTTGAACTTGGCGAGGTTGCACTTTGTATAAAATAAAAACCTGTTGTAGGAAAATTAGTATTAGAATCAAATGTTGCTGTTGTTGCTGAAGCCGTTATTGCATCTGAAATTGCAAACAATGGAAATAAATTAGAACCTAAATTAAAACTTTGTGTAGGATCGTTACTAGCTGGATTGTAAAATAAAACAAAATCTCCAACCTCTAAAGTATGATTTAATAAACTTACAGTTAAAGTTGCACTGCCATTTGTAACTGTAAAAGGATCTTTTGATAAAAGAATTGCAGTTGGTGGCTCAGTTCTAGCTGTTCTAACATTTCTTATAGAAACACCATCAGATGATAGTGGCTTAGGTTCTAATTGTGGTTGCTTTGGTTCAAATTCTGATACATGTACAAAAGATCCATTCCATTCTCTAACCATTTCTCTATATGGAAATTCCATACCTGATCTATCTGATATGGCTTTTGCATGTTTTCCTGTTGCGTATTTTGGCATTATGCTCCTGGATAATAAGCTTTTGGTGTAATATATGTACTAGAAGCTGAACCATCTTCTGCAAGAGCTCTCGCTAATTCATCTTCATAATATAATTTCATTTGTTGTACTAATTGTGGTTGATATTTTTGTGCAAGATAAAATGACAATCCTGCAACCATACAAGGCACAAATCTAAATGGAACATCTGTTGCATTTGTATAATCTCCTACATCTTCAATTCTTTTAATGTAATAAAAATGCATATCTTTAGATGCATTTGTTGAATCGGGTGTTGGATAAACATGCACTCTAACTTTATCAATAAACCTTTCTACCCAATATTGATTGGGAGTGCCTTTTGATAATTTGTTAGAAAAACCTGCATAAGTAGATCTATCTACTTTTGTCATCGGACTATCTGACTGTGTTGTTTGAGTTCTGTTAGATCTTAACTGTGCTTCAAGAACATCTGAAATTCCATAAACACCATTAGGAGTAGAAGTAGCACTTGTGCCATCTCCACTAGATCTAAAAAAATCATATTCTGCTTGACCTTCAATTAAATCTAAATCAAGTTCATCTATTTCCCAATAATGAATTCCTCTATTTCCCCATTCTTGAAATAGAATATTAAGAGATCTTCTTGCAGATTTAAGTTGATAACCAGCTACTGAATTTAATCCGATACGTTCAAAAGCATCTTCTATTATTTCATCAATAGCAAATGTTTTATCAAATGTTGTTGTGCCCGAGGTAGTATTTGCCATTTAACCTCCTATGCGTCTAGGTATACTGTCAACCCTGTTATATCACCTTGATCCATTGGAAGAAAACATCCACTGGTAAATAAAACTCCATCGTCAGGAATATATGGATCTAAGTCCCCTGCATCTGCAGTTAAAGGCATAATTGTAGACCCTGTGCTTGAAGTAGTTTTAAATAAAAATGTATCTGCGCTTGCAATAACTCCATGCATTCCTCTAACTCTAGTTCTACCATCTGCAAGGACAGCATGTATTCCGCTTGTTGTTACTCCAGCAGAAATATCTGTAGATGAACCATCTCCAGTTATACTAGTAACAGTGTTATAAAATTTAGTTGAAGTTACCGTAGCTCCTCCCGCAGGACCAGTAAGATCTTCAGTTATGCTATCTCCATTGTGATCAGTTCCAACCACAGTATAAGTAACGCCTGAATTATCATCACCAGAACCAGATGTCAGAGTAATTTTTTGAACAGTTCTAGAACCTAAATCTGCTTGTGCAAAAGTATCTTTTGCTGATTTTAAAGTTAAAGCCGTAGCAGGATCTGCTTCATCAGATAATGTTGTAGTTGAAGTAGCTGTTCCTCCAGTTGCTAATCTAGCTTTTACGTCAGTTGCCATATTTTTTCTCCTTAAAATTTATGTGGGGCCGAAGCCCCACACTAATTAATTATTACGCTGCAAAAACGAATGCACCTTTAACTGCGTCGTCCGCACCACCTAATTTAGTTGCAATATGCCATGTAGCATCTTCATAACAAATGAAAGCAATCTGTCCACCAGTAGTTAGCAAGTT